AGGCTGTTGACAAACAGCGCAATTATACCCTTGAAGCCTCAAAAGAAGTTCAAAATCCGTAGGGGACAGCCCAAAACGCGAAAGGCGGTTCACATCCGCCTTGCACGCACTACACAGGAAATAATCCTTGCGACCGTGGATTATTAAGTCATCCTTGGAAAACTGACCAAGGCACACGGCGCAAGACGGCATTTTGAAACCCCGGGCGGGTGACCACTCTAAAGTTTTACAGTTTACAAAAGATGAGAAAGTTATTTTTTCAGACTTTCGGTATGGGCACCTACGGGATCGCCTTGGATTTCTTTGATGATTGCGGTAGAGGTTACGCGGTCAATCGTCATAAAACCTTGGCAAGTAATATTCCAGTCTGGTCCGGGTGACATTTCACTTTTAGATGGGACTTCTAATTTAAAATTCTTGAACAAGTATTCTTTGTCGTTCTCAAACACTCGCCACACATGGTCCATCGTGCCACGGTTTTCTTGGCCCCGACTTTTGTTAAACCGAATGAGGTACTTGTTCAAATTATTTCCGCTGTTGGAGCGGCGCAAGTTTGCGGTTGGTAAATAACTGTCAAATTAAAATGCACAAACTTAATTGGTAGGTCTGCCGCATGACGTGTAAATGAGTGCGCCAACCACGAATTCGCAAAAAGCATCATCCCGGGTTTAGGCGTGAAGTTAATCATCTTGCTTGCCGGGGTTGCTATGTTCATGTCTTGCTCCGGCAAGTCGTTCTGTACTTTACCTGCGCGTGGGTCGTGAAACACTACGTTAGAACAACCTTCAGGTGTTTCAAGGAAATAGAACCCAACGATCTGCGAACCAAACCCATGAACATGAGCGTCCATTGCCGAGTGCTTGTGGTGTTCTTGGGTCCACATTTCTGTGAATTGAACTGCCTTGTCCTGCATGGCGTAGCCCTGTTCATTCAAAATGTTCCAAGCAGTGGACCCAATGAACTCAGTAAACTGCGCCATACGCGGATCAGCAAAATAACTGCCAGTCATGTAAACCGGGTAAATTTCATTTAAATCCCGGTCCTTGCGTTGTACCGCAAGATGTTCTTCCGAAACTTGGTTGACGGATTCTAAAAAATCTGGTCGTTCAATAATATAAATTGGGCACGGGAAATGAAACGCCACTTGCAGTTGCGTGTTTTGAACAACTTCAGCCACTGCTTCAGCGGCTTTGCACGTTTTTTTCTTTACTTTGCTCATGCTGTTATTTCAACCCATTGCCACTCAAAGAAATCAAATTTGTATTTGCCATCTGGCCGAGCGGGTGTGTCTTTCCAACTGCTGTCTGCGCCGCACCAAACAGTAAAAATTTTTTGTTCTAACTTGGTTTGATCTAACTCTGGGCGAGAAATTGGGGGAACCATTGCGCAAGCGGCCTCATCAAAAGTCCATGCAGACCAGTTAGATGCTTGCTCACGAGAGTTAAATTCAGTAATAACGGACTGTTGCTTGGCGGTTTTTTCTTCCGCAGTTAGTTGTATTACTTGAAATACATCAGTCCATACGCCATTTATTTTTTCATAAACAACGTGTGGATCGGCAAATACTTCGTACCACTTTAAAGTTGGAAATGGAATACGATTAAACGGTTCCCAATTAAATGGGATGCCGTCTGGAAATGCTTGAAGTAAATTTTCTTCAGCCGCAGGGTGGTCAATTGGTTGTCCATTTTCAACCTTAATATACAATTTCATGGCGAACCTACACAAGTTGAGGGGAACGAGCGAGTGTTTCCGGGCCAGACAATGCGAACTGCGCCCACAGCCCCACTATCACCTATGGCACCGCTGGCGCCTCTAGCGCCGGGGCCACCTCCACCATATGCGCCCCCAACGCCTAAACTAGTACCGTTAGTTCCAGATGACCCACCGCCACCACCACCATTACCTACACTTGCAACGCCGCCAGCCCCATTACTACCTTGCCCAAGAATACCTACACCACCCCCGCCAGATCCTTTTGTAGCTAAGGGAGAATAATAGCCGGAGGCACCCCCTCCCCCTCCGCCACTGGCGCCGGTGGCGCCGGCACCGCCGCTAATGGCGTAATTCCCTCCAGCACCGCCATTGCCGCCATACCCTCCAGCACCGCCACCTCCACCGCCAACCCGATAAGCAGAACCTGAGGCTGATTCACCACATCCACCTCTTCCCCCATTGCCCCCGCCAGTATAAGAATTCGCTGGAGTTCCACCGGAACCGCCACTACCACCTTGGATACCACCACCAGGACTCTGGGTACCACCACTGCCTCCAGTGGCTCTAACACAACCACAGACCAAACATATCCGAGAAAACCCACCGGGGCCTCCATTATTCCCCACCGTACACCCTGCGGCCCCAACAGTTACGGTTCTAGAACTTCCCGGCGTAACCGAAACATTATTTTTATATGCAAGCCCACCGCCGCCGCCACCACCGCCACCAGAGGAAACACAAGAACAACAGAGAGAACAGTAAAACGCTTGGCCGCGACCGCCACCGCCACCGCCACCTACTACCACAACAGAAGCCGAAGTTACTCCAGTAGGAACCACCCAACTATAATTTCCGGGGGTTGTATAAGATTGCGAACCCGGAGCCGCTCCAAAACTCCGCTGATTTTGAAATACCGCTTGTTGTACGCCACTCATGTCAATCCACTTCCCGAAATAACCCAAGACGTTGATGTGATTTTAATTGCAGTTGCAGAACCATATTGAGCCAAAGTCCGAGTGCCGGTGGTTCCGGCACTTGACAAATACATGGTATCAGTCGTAATTGCGATACTGACGCTTGTCGCAGAAAGGTTTATAAAAGTAATTGCCGTTCCAATTGCATACGCAACAGAACTATTTGCAGGAATTGTCCAAGTGGCGGCGCTACCTGAACCTCTATAAATGTGTTTGCCAGAGTCTGCAAGAACTAAAGTATAACTGCCAGTTTGTACGTTTTGTGGGATGTTTCGGAAACCAACAGCATCTGTGCCGTCAACCGTACAACTACTTAATGTTCCAGACGTTGGAGTTCCAAGAACCGGAGTCGTGAGCGTAGGAGAGGTTGAAAGAACGACACTTCCAGAACCTGTGGAGCTAGTAACCCCAGTCCCGCCATTAGCTACGGGAAGTGTTCCTGTAAAAGTAATGTTTGGGGTTGTGCCGCCGCTAGAAGCAATGTTTCCACTTCCAGTTACGGAAGTGACCGTGCCACCAGAACCCGTTGCGCTAATAGTGATTGAGCCAGAAGCATTGGTGATAGTAACCCCAGAACCCTGCGTCAGCGTAGTACGGGTAAACCCCGTGCCGTTACCAATGTCCAATGCGCCGTTTGCCGGAGTTGTGGAAAGTCCAGTACCGCCGTTGCCAACAGGAAGCGTCCCTGTTACACCTGCTGTCAAACTGACTTGACCCCATGACGGGGCCGCACTGGTCGTTGCCAACAACACTTGACCAGTTGTTCCTGCGGCAGTTGCAACCGGAGCGGCACCCGCGCCACCGCCATACACAACGCCGTACTGGGTCAGTGCCGCACTTGATGCCCAAGTGCTGGCGGCTGAAAAATAAACTATACCGCCGCTGGTCCCGGCAACCGTCAATGCAAGAGTGCCAGAGGATGTAATTGGCGATCCTGCTACCGATACAATGCCGCCAGTAAAAGACTGCGCTACGGATGTGACCGTACCGCCAGTGCCCGTTGCGGCAATTGTGATTGTTCCACTACCGTTGGTAATGGTCACCCCAGTACCCTGCGTCAGCGTAGTACGGGTAAACCCCGTTCCGTTACCAATATCTAATGCACCGTTTGCAGGGGTTGTGGTCAACCCCGTTCCTCCGTTAGAAATTGGTAAAGTTCCAGTAACTCCAGTACTTAAAGGCAACCCAGTAGCATTTGTAAGCGTCCCACTAGCAGGCGTGCCAAGCGCAGGAGTTACAAGCGTCGGCGAATTAGATAGGACTACGTTGCCCGTACCAGTGGAAGTTGTAACTCCCGTTCCGCCATAGGCAACCGCTAAAGTCCCGGAATTAATTGTAGAGGCTGAGGTGGAGGCAACTTTTACAAAATCAGAACCGTTCCAGGCTACAAGAGCTTTCTCACTGGCAAGTAAAGTCACTCCCGTTGTAGGACCGGCCCCACGAATCGTGACCGTGTACGTTCCAGAAGTGTTATTTATTAGGTACGCTTTACTTGCTGCCGGGGCCGTGATGGTAATGTTGGCCGAAGCAGGAGACGCGATAATAATCGCATATTGAGATGACGTAGCCCCAAGACTTGACCCGGTCGTTTTAGTCAGCGTGGTGTCTGTAGTAAGCGTAACGGCTCCAGCAATTGCCGAATCCAAATACGTTGAAATGTAGTTATTGACCGTATCGCCCCAGGTGCCCGACAACTCCCCCGTCGCAGGAAGGGCAAGCCCTAGGAAGGTGGTATACGAAGTAGCCATTTCAAATCCTTAGATGTCGGTCCAATTAGGCGTCTGGTCTGTAGAAATTGTAGACCAGTTTGGTGTTTGAGAGTCGTCGATTAAGTTCCAAAGGAACGCGGCAATAATGGAATCGGAAATACCAGCGGCTTCGGCAACCGCTGAATAGAAAGCAAGGACTGCCAATACCGAGTCAGCCCCGCTGGCAGTCTCTGAAATGTTTGTTGCAAAAGTTTGTTTAGCGGATACCGCGTCAATACCACTAGCAGATTCGGCAACACCGGAATAGAGCACAGCATTAGCAGACGGCGAATCTGCAATACCGGCTGTTTCAGAAACAACGCCAAAGAAAACAAAACTTGAAGAAACCGAGTCAACACCACTTGCCGCTTCAGCAATAGATGACGCAAACAATTGAACAGCCGATAAGACATCCGCGCCACTTGCTGTTTCAGAAACAACGCCAGAGAAAACAAAACTTGAAGAAACCGAGTCAACACCACTTGCCGCTTCTGAGAGAGCAGACACAAATATTTGTGCGGCGGAGATTGCATCAACACCACTCGCAGACTCTGAAACAGCCGAATTAAATAACTGCGACGCAGAAACTGCGTCAACCCCGCTTGCAGCTTCTGCAACAGCCGAAACGAAGAGTTGAACTGCGGATATGGAGTCAACCCCGCTCGCTGTTTCTGCAACAGCGCGGTCATATACCGACCCACCCCAAGTGGATACGCCCCACCCACCGGAACCCCACCCGCCTTCAGCCACGCTTCCATCCTTTAGGTAGCAGTCAAGCTAAACGTGTACGTCACATTAAGCGTATCACCAGAAGAAACCGTACGGTCACCCGGCGCGGAGAAGTCAGCAGCGGAGAACAACGTGCCCGTCGTACCCGACTTTGCACTACCACTTGTCAAAAACGCACCGCCAACCGTAGCAGTAGCGTTGATGCTGAACTGAGCAGGGGAAGCCGAGTTGGTTGCTACTGACGGGTTAGCCGTCGTAGCCGTAGCAAAAGTACAAGCTACACGGGTAGCATTGCTATATGGAACCGCTTCGGTCCAGCCCGCGTGACTAGCCATCGTATCGCCAGCCGCAGGAGTGTTTGATGCGGCTGCACCATACAACCCAATATACCAAGTTGTAATCTGGGCCACGCTAGTCAGCGCGGATCCCGCCATATATGCAAGACCCGCGTTGACAACCAAGTTGTCCGTCTCATCTGCCCACTTCAGTTTTCCATCTGGGCCATAGCACTCAAAACGGAAAACACCTTTGGCTGCTGCTTTTTGTTCCATAATTAAAAAACCCTGATAATTGCGGACGTAACGTCGTCCGTTGGAAAAACAATGTTTAATACCCCGCCCGCGCTTGTCGTCCTCTGGCCACCAAAATCCAAAACGCAAACTGCGGGATTACCTGCCGCAGAGCTATTGTAGATCAAGGCTCCAAAAGTAGTGATGGTTACTCCCGTCAACGAAAGATCCACAAAGTCAACATAAGCGGTCGTATTGGCAGACGTTGGAATATACGGAGTCAAAGCTACGCCACCCGTGGTATACGTGCCAGAAGCAGCAATCTCATTTGTAGACGTGTACGCAGTCGTACTGGCATTGAACGTGGCATTCTGGTTGTACAACGCCAGCTTAAACGTATTGCCAGTGATTGGCGTGAAGTTATGCACGCCCTTTAATAGCTCAACCTTAAAACTGGTGCAAATATAATTGCCTGAAAAAGCCATTACGGACCCGGCGAATCAGATTTAAGCGGAATCCGCATCATGCCATCGCGGTACTCATCGCGGCGGCGGCGGCCTTGCTGCTCAACACCCAGACCACTGACCGCCTGCTTGTAACTATTCTCAAAGTAGGCCTGCATGTCGGCCGGACCTTTCAAATAACTATACGCCTGGATCATGCAGGCGTAGAACAACGCCTCTGGCGCATTCGTGCTAATCCAGGTCGTCGTATTGGTCGAGGACAATTGAGCCGGTCTGTAGATAAACCCAAGCTCTACGATGTAAGGCTGGTTAGGCGTAGGAGCAACGTAAAAAGTATTTTGATCCCAAACCCCAAAGTACTTTGGCGTCCCAGTAACCGTCTGATCTTTCCAATACTCCTTCATAAAAGAGGTATCTCGAAAGTCCAAAAACGCCTGGACCGAGGTGGTAAAGTTTTTGATCAACATGTAACGGTGAGTCAACAAATCAGACGGAGCCGTTAAAAAACGATTTCCGGCCGACAGACTTCCCGTCATCTCTTTCTTGAACACGTCCAGGTCAATCTCACGCATGATGCGGTTTTCCGCAAACGTGATGAACGTGTTGATGACAGCATCGGTGAACTCAGTATCACCCACCTGCGCGTAATTTCGAATGTTTGTGACCAGTTCGTCGTAGGTCATGTTGTTGTCACCGTCACAGAACCGACCACGACCCGCGAAATTAACGCGGGGCCATCTACATACGGCCGCATATCGTTTGTGTTACGCGCCGTCCCAAAACTTTGAAAGGCCGAAAAGCCTGGAGCACCAACAAACACGGACAATGGCTCCCTACGATCTGGCCGAGGCCCATCAAGTGCAATCGCATCGCCATGATACTTCAATGGCTGGATTTGCGGCTCTTTTGGCTCGTAATCGTCCGGGCAAACCTTAAATCCACGCCAATTAATGCGAAGCTGGGTCAGCCTGTACCGCTGACCGCAGTAATCGCAAAGGGCTAAGGCATATTTACCTGCCGCGTAGACCATTTTAGATCGTCGCTATCTGCGGCACAAAATAGGTGCTGGCGGTATCCCTGTCTTCATTTGCCGCACGTTGGAAATCTTCCTCATAAAGATTCTTCAACGCACCAATCCGGTCTGGGGCAAACTTCAAAGACAGAAAATACGCAAGCCCAGAAGCAAGGCAAGGCAGGAAGCGCCAGTTGACATCCGACGTATTGGTGTACGCCCCAGCATCTTGAATCCGACGAATCCGGTAATACACCAACTTATAGTTGCTGTTGGGCGTTACAGGATACAAATAGATCTGCGGGGTGTTCTGACGTTGTACGTACAACTGTGACGGGCGAGATTGGAAGTCCTTGTTTGGGATATCCAGATACTCGTTTCGGCTGATCCGCTGAATAATGATGTCGTTGTACGGTGTCGTGGTCAAATCCCGAATCACCGCACCCAACACATTGACCGTGTCCGGGTCCAAATTAAGGACCCGATCCCCCTGGGCCAACTGAATCTCTTTCTGCTCGATGGTCCACAGGTTCAACCCGCGGTTAGCCCAATCAAGAAACACTAAGTTGAGCGAGCGGCGTGCCGTCGTCAGCTGATACCCACTC